AGTGCCGCCAAGTCCTGTGTATGGTTTAATGTAAATCTTACCATAGTCAGCATTGATGTTTGGCTGAGTGGTTTGCTCGTGCATTGAGATAGTACCGCTATCCCTGTGGCCGTTTGCGATATAGGCAACTGTTAGTGGCGCATTAGCGGTAAAGGATCTGTAATTACCTATCTTGGTGAGGCCAATCCCTACATAACCCCGCTTGGTAAAGTGCTGGTGTCCGAATTCGATACCGTCAACGCCCGTAGGTCTGACCAGTGAAATGTCCGCAATAACCTCGTCACTATCTCCAACATCAATAGTAAAGTTTTTAACGTCTCCAGCCTCTAACGGGTCTGGTAGAGGGATATAAGAACCTACATCTGTACCGCAGTTATTTGCAACACAATAACTGATAATCGCGTTGTTGCTTTCGCTGCAAGAAGCGCAATTGCTAAGCTCTGCTTCTATCGGACCTTCTGCTTCATCAGGATCGGTTTCGATGCGTATTACCACTGCGCAGTATTCGTCGCCAGCCATGTATCCATAAGGAGCGAAGCTGCTTTCCGGGCCATCTTCAGTGATAACAAATGTTATAACGTCGTCCACACTCAAGCTGCCACAGCATATATCGTTACCAGCCCAGATGTCAATATAGAAACAGCAGTCATCGCAGTCGCCACAAGCTCCCGGTGATGGGGGAGGAGCCAGTTCTCCGGGGTCAATACATCCAGCATCGCACACAGGTTGATCTTCTACAGGTAAGTAGAAACGTAACTTGACATATTCACAGTAACCTCCCGGCAGGCTATCCTGACAAGGAGTACACGAAAGATAGGTTTCTCCAATACTGTCATTTGGGTCTACTGCATTGGTCGTAGTTGTTTTAGTTAGAATCTTTCCGCACTTATCTGTAGTTCCACCATCAACTGAATATTTTACAAATTGACCGACAGTGAAGGCATCGCTTGCGATTGTTAGGGTGTCATCAGATAATCCATCTGTCGGACACTCATCAATGGTATAGATATAATTTGTGACTACGTTAGCGCAGTCTGCACAGCTTGTTTCAACCGAGGATATATAAGAATCGAATGAATTAGTAGTTTCAAAACTGCTTACAATTGTTGCGCAGAAAAGCCCTCCGCAAAGACCGTGATCGCCGGGATTCAGGTACACTTTAACAGAATCGCCGGGATTAAACGGACCAAGATTTAAAGGGTCTTGAATATTACTTTGCTGCTGGCTACATAATAGAGGGTTCCATTCTTCTGTGCAAATATTAACAATGTATGTTGTAATATTCGCGGGGCCACCACCGCCTGCACCGCAAGCTGTACAATCAGCATAAACACTTGTAATCGCGTGGGAGATGGTGGCGGCATCATTAGTAGATGCGCCAATAGTCACACACTGTGAATTGCCATTGTGTGGAACTTTAACTACCTTACCGGTTAAGTTGAACTTGTTACTAGTGTCCTCGACTACTCCTGTTTGACCAGCATCATCTTCCCCAGTGCAAACCGTATAGTTCCATTTTAGGGTTGTCTCTGGAGGACCACACGCAGGATCTCCACAACCGGCTGGAACAATGCCTTGAATATCAGCGTTAGCCGTTCCGATCTGTGGTGCGCCCTGTACAGTACCGCAAGTTGGGTCTCCTTCGTAATTAAATTTCACAACATCGCTGGCGCTTGGGGCGAAGCCAGCCGTATCTGAAACATAAATAGTAGTAGAAGTCCCACAGATTATAACCTCATAAACAACTACAACGCCACCGCCTTGGCAGGTATCACAAGCCTCGGCTGAACTTCCAAAGTTTGTTTGTATACTGCTATTGTCTAGCTTATTGTTGGACGCATTAATATTATTGACTGTTCCGCATAATCCAGTGTTACCGTTAGCGTCTGTATATTCCACGACATCGTTAACAGAAGGAGCAACTGGTGGGTTGGAGTCGTAAACTTGAACAGCTAAACCGCCGCCACATGGAACTATAGTATATCTAAGGAAAGTAGGATCGTTATCACAAGGAGGAGATGGGCAATCAACAATCGTTATACCATCATTTTCTGGAAGGTATACAAGCTCTAAACCAGAGGCGTGCATATTTCCATTTCCCAGAATTTGCACAGAGCTTCTTACATTTTCAAAAGGACCGATTGCTGGACCACTAGAAAACCTAATGTTAGACAGACCTGAAGATTGGACGTTAAAAATAGTCTCGGGAAGGTGAGGCTCACTGCCATCAGCATAGCCCCTATTTGTAATACCAATTAACCCAGATTGGGCTTCGGTCCCGCCATCTCGCATGATGGTGAAAGCTTCTTGGATTAACTGTGGTACTCCACTTTCCTGATGAATGGAAAATCTATCTTTACTCATTTAATTTTTCCTTATGTGTCCAGTTCGTCGTGGTAGACAATGCTAAAACCTCTAACGGTTGAAGCAGATTTTATTCTACTTTTGAATTTTTGAGCAAGTTGAACTCCTGAGTCTATTGTTCCATACATGACAGAATAGTCATAACCTATTGGGTTGCCGCCAGTAAACATTTCTCCAGATCTAGATATCATATTTACATCCTCTAGCGCTGGATAATCTTGTTCGAAGTGTGGCTCTTGAGTTATTGTAACTCTTTGTCCCTTTGCTTCAAAAGGCTCGATAAACAAGCCCATGCAACCACTCTGATGTATTAAAGCAAAAGAATCAGAGTAATTATTATTTATAATTCTATTGGTTTGTAGATGTCTACCGTCTAGAATTTGTAGTGAAATATTAGATTGGAATCTAGATCTTGTAAAGGCATTATCAGCCTCTAAGCATGTAACAAAGGGATCTGGAGATCTATAGATGAACCTATAGTCACGCCTGTAAGAGTTACCACCGCCACTAGAATGAATTTCAAATCCTGCGCCGTCTAAAGATTCATCACTAAGTAAGCCACAGATAGATGAGTCGTCAAAATTATTATCTGGATCGCAGAAGCCACTAGTAGCAAGGTGTAGTGTTTTACACTCAAATAAACACTCTTCTATTGTGTTGTACTCTAAGTCATTGATGATAACTTGACCCGTTGCCAATATGTCATTAAAATAACCATCCCAAGTGAGCGATGGATGACCTAAAGCAAATTTGCCGCTCTCACTGGGGACTAGATCTCCGTAAACAGTAAGCTTGGTTTTGGGACGAACAAAATTAGCAACTCCAGATGGAACACCGCCAATGCCAACATCTCCACCAGAAAAGTAAATAACTTCGTTTACAGTTTCCCAAGACCTGTTAGTATTGCCTAGATTAAACTGCTCATGAAAGGTTGGTGATGCATCGCCATGAACTTGCAGCATACCAAAGCCATGATTAGAACCGCTACCTATGACTAGAAAGTGTGATCCCGGCTGCAAGCTACCATACATTAAAGGCGTGTCGCCAATCGTAACAGGGTCATCACCGACGCAGACGCTATCAGAATCAACTGGATATGCTCCAACGTATAATTTATAATCGCCTTCAGTTGCGTAATACCCTGCGCCATGACCTATAGCAACATTGAAATCGCCATGCTTGTTATTGTTGAGAGCGTAGCTGCCAAGCGTAACATTGCCACTGCCGGTTACTCTTCCAGCTTGAGATTGAAAACCAACAGCTGTATTGTGAGTTCCGTATAAACTACAACTTAAAGCATAAGCCCCGATTGCTGTGTTTTCTTCACCAGTGTACGTATTTTTTAACGCAGCATAACCAAAAGCAGAACTGTCATAGCTGCTCCTGCCAGCTAATTCAACTTGACTTAAAGCAAGAATACCAGCTCTAGTATTTCTAGTTGCTGGCGTGCTAAAGTTATCAGCATTAATATCTCCATCTATAAAATTAGTAACTGAGTCTACTAAGTTTATTAGACTAGTTCTTAAATCTAGTGGAGATATTTGCTGTGTTGAGTTATCTGGTAATAGATCGTTTATTAATGCTAGATATTCTGATTTGGTTAGGATCATTTTGAGACCTGTTAGCTAAATTTGATTTTTAAAGAAGCTAGATCAAACTTAACTGAATCTCCCTGATAAATGATTCTGGGGTTGTTAAGTTGAGCATACATTAACATATTTCCAGTTCCCCAATATCCTGAATCTACAATAGCAATGCCTGAAATCCATCCCCAGTCCTGTAAAGCTGTGGGGAATACGATAGTTGAATTGTTTTGGATTAGGCCACTTCCTAGATTAACCTCATCTTGAACAAAATACCAAGCAGCGTCTCCTTCAGAAGAAGGATCGCCAAGGCTATATCTTCTGTAGCCATAATCTACATCTCCAACTCCAGATGGTAATTCCTCTAAAGTACCTCCGCTTGGAATGGCTGTACCATTATTAGAATCTGTAGGAACACCGCTACATAGGGCTATTGCTATATTTGTAGGCTTAGGGAAGGTTTCGCCCCTAAAAACGTGATGGAGTAGCCCTGACTCCAAATAATCTGATAGAGCAGTCATTATATATCATCCCTTATAGAATCCTGTGTGTAAACGCGAATACGTAATATTATACACTAAAAAAGGACCATCCCCGCTGATATGAGGATGGCCCTTATTATTTAAACACTAGGATGGAGATTAGAAGGAGCCAAGGATAATACGGCGATTATCCAGAACACCAAATCCAAGCTCGGCCCATCCGTAGTAACCAACACGCTGCTGACGGTGCATTGTTGGATCTTCGAATACCTGCAAAGATTGCTTCATAGGCATTACAAAGCTGTCACGAGCAGCTTGATCCAAACCAACTACCAATTCGAGGTCAGAAGCCTCTACAGCGCCGCCAAGTGCGTTCGTGAAGAAGTCTTGGTATTCTTGACCTTCGCCAAGCTCATCCATGTCACGAAGCTGGACACCAAAGATGTTGGTAACTGGACCTTCACCAGTGGTGTTGTAGATGCGACTGCGATCTACGTCAGAGATTTGATCCAATCCCCAGTTGCGTACATCTTCCAGAGCCTCTGGAGATACGTACATGTGGGTCAAGCGACCACGATTAGCAGAACCAGTGTTACCACCAGCATTTCTGCGCATGACGGTTTGCATCAAAGATACCAAGCGCTTCGTGAAGAAGCCAGAGGTAGCATCTCCGTCATAAACCAAGATGTTACGATCAACACCAGCTGCCAACAATGTGTGCCAGCCGTCATCGTTCATCTTCTTAACAAAACCAGCTTCCATAACTTGAGCGGCGCGAGCAGCAATGTCCCAGCGAGCCTCGCGAGCATAACGCAGCAAGTAATCAATCGAGCTGGTGATGCTGTAGGTTGGGATCATTACGTAGTCACTTTCGACTGCGCGCTCAGGAATACGACCGTGACCGGGATTGGTGTAAGCTACATGCTCACCTTCAAGTCCGGGAGAGATCATATCTAGTGGAAACTCGGTTGAAGATCCCGGCTCTACTTGCATCGTTTCAAAGATGTCGCCAAGGATATTACCGATCAAAACACCTTTACGAAGAGGTGTTTCCAAAGCTTTAGCAACTTCACGTTGAGCTGCAAGAGCTTTGTTGGTATCATTATCACCAGTTTGCTTATACAAGCTGATGAATTCGTCGGAAGGTCTTTCTGTATATGACATTTTGTTGTCTCCTTTTCTTATAATTAGGCTAATGGGCCGTGGTTAGGAAGGTTAACGTAAACTTTTGCATAACCGTCAGCGTCCTTGCGGGACATGAAACGGCCAACAGCCAAATTACCAGAGGCATCAGCGTCAGCGGCAGTCGTGGAAAAGTACCCCTGTTTCGTGGCATCATCAGAAGCATAAGCTAATGCTCCGGGAGTTGGGGTTCCATCAACCATATTGGTTACAACCCAACCACGAGTCATAACGGTAACTTTACCACCTTGCTGAACTTCGTCTTTGTACCAGTTCAAGTGAGTGCGGGTAAGGTCTTTGTTAACAACGTCGTTAAGCAAAACGCCAACGGGTACATCAGTAGCACCATCAGCAGCTTTGTAAATTACGCTGTTATCGCCTTGGTCCATAGCAGCACCAGAAGCGCTAAGTACGTCCAAGCAAACAACTCCACCACGAGTAGCCGTTCCATTTGTATAGAAGAAGCTAATGTCAGTGGATTCTTCATATCTATCAGTTTTAAGAGCCATTTTATTCTCTCCTTTTTAGGTTACTTATTTTGATTGAGTGCAGTTTCAAACCAGTCAGCGACAGCTGCGCGGGTCTTTGACAATTCATCCACTTCTTCTTCAGCTACAACAAGAGCTGCTTCAGAAGTTTCTACTTCTTCGAAGGCTTCAGGAGTGATTTCTGCTTCAGCTTCGTCAGCCTTTGCTTCTTTCTCCTTCTTCTTCTTTTCGATAGCCTCTTTAACTTCGGGAGGCATACCAGCTTCAGCTTCGTCGTCTTTCTTTTTCATCTTCATGGCTTTCTTTTTATACATAGCCAATACAGATTCAAAAGCTTCGTCATTCAAAGATTCAAAAGCAGCTAGGCTTTCTTCGATCTCTTCTTCTTCGAAACCAGCTTCAACTAGAGAAGCTTTACGCTTCATCATAGCTTCTTTCTTCTTCATTTTGTCCATTTCCTTCATGGCTTCTGCCAATTCGGTTTGGGAAGAATTCAAAGCGTCTTCAAGTTCGGCAACACGAGCTTGGGTCGATTTGATCGACTCGTTCAGCTCATCAATCGTTGCTTGGCTCTCTTCTGCGGCAGCTTCAAAAGCAGCAACCTGAGAAGCAAATTCTTTGTCTTTAGCTTCTACAATTTGTGCTTTGATAGCTTGATTTTCAGCCTTTGCTGTTTCCAGCTCAGCCTTCAACTCTGCTAATTGAGTTGTAAGTACATCTGACATGTCAAAATCTCCTATAGAAAATTTATCAGTTTCATTTACAGTGATTTGTGCTGCGCTTTTACCAGACAAGATTACACTTCTAGGATTGGCGGGCTTGGATACCAAACCTATACCAGAAAATGAAATATTGCTAAGGGCGCGGCCTACCTTATATCCCTCATACTTTCCAGATCCTCCGTAAGCCCTAAGATGTTTCGTTAGGAAAGCGGATGCTTCATCTCTTGGCAGAATTTTGGCAACGCCCTTATCATCAATAAGTGCATAATCAAAACCAGCAAAAAGACACTCCATCGACACATACCATTTACCTTCTTCGACTTCGGCAATGATTTTTGCCATCCGCTCTCTGTTTTCTTCACCCGTCCAAGAGTTGTAAAGCACTGCCTGAGTAATAATATCGAACTCTTCAGGTCTAGGGAGATTCTCATCGTCCCCAAACCCAATTGCTTTACCGTCTTTTGTTAATACATAGCTACCAGTAATATGCCCAATGATGTCATCTTCATCGTGCATGTAATTAAATTGCTTATCTTCAGGTGTATCCCTTGCTTCCCATGTCGCCTCGGATAAGAAAACGTCATCGTTCTTATTCCAGCCTGTAGAGACCAGAACAGACTCTATATAGTAAAGATCAATTTGATCTTTGTTCTCTGCTAACACTTTTTCAAGGACTTCTTCGTTATTGATTACTTCTTTAGCAACCGCTAACTCGCCCTTTTTTACAAAAGCCTCAGAACAGTAAGCAACACTGGCCGTTGATTTGACCATATCGCCAACACCGTCTGCGATCTCCCTTGGATATACTTTTATGTTCATATTTTTACCTCAGACAATTATACACAAAAATTTTATTTTTTTCTAAAAACGCTAATTTTCGTTAAAAAACTGCTCTACGTAGACTCCTACTACCATCTTCTTGTAGTTTTCCATATTGGGGGAATTATCTCTAATGTACTTGAATTCATTGGGTATTACGTTATTAGAAGCTAATGCTTTCTTGAGGTTTTCGTCTGAGATATCAGACATTGGCTCTAAAGCTAAAAACGCTGCCAGTTTAATATTCTCTAGCTCTACAGCCTCATCTTTTGTTAGCTGTCTAGCATTAGACTTACCCTTAATTTCTAAATAACCTTTATTTATATGCTGTGTGGACTCGAAAGCGCTAGTCGCCCAAACAATTAAGTCGGCTACTCCGGGTGTACTTCTAGGAGTTTCTGTTCTCTTTTTTCTTGGTCTAGTGTCTTGCTTCTGCGGAGGACGACCGTTTGGCTGTGGAGGCTTTTGTTTTTGCTGCTGATCTTTAATCTTGGTATTGATTTCGCCCTGTTTGGTAATCTTTTCCATGTCTTTTTCGTGATTAGCGTTATGGAAGGGGCTTGCTTTTTCTGGCAGCTTGTCCTTGTCTCTGAGCTTATCTTCTCTCTGTAGCCTAACTTTTTCAACTGTTGGTACTTCTTTGAATCTCTCTAAAATCGTTTCGTGAGAGATGATATCACGGTCAGCCAGCTGGATAAGCAGGTTTTTCTCAGCAGCTTCATCAGAAAGACTCATTTGGTCATAAACTACGTGGAAAGGTTTAGCAAACCCCATAGCCTTTCTAATATACTCAAGCTCGCCATCCCAGAACTTGGTGAGCTGATCTCGTCCATACTGTAGCCTTTCAACCATAGTTTTAAGCGAGATGAAGTTGTTAGTGAACCCGCCCCCATTTCCAGCCATACCGGTAAGCGTGGGGGGAACGCCTAAACCTGCGTATATACTGTTGAGGACGGATTGATATTTTTCTGATCCTAAGAATTTGTATACCTGAGAGTTGCTTTCTGTGAAGCTAAGTTCTGGTCCGTATACAAGCTCCATAGTTCCACCACCAGTATTGCTGGCTAGAATATTTCTTAACTTATTAATGCCCTCTTTTGTTGGCAGTACTTTATAATCAAAGTTACCAAGAGTCCATAATCTAATATTAGAGATCGCGCCATCTAGTGCAGCCATATCTGCTAGTTTCATCTTCTCTAGCATGATAATATCGTCTAGAATAGCGTAAACCATTGGGTGCGCCCACTGTTGCCAGTCATCCTTCTTGTAGAAGTGGACGGTCAGACGCTCTGGATCTAGCTGTACTTTACGCTTCTTTTCGCGATAAGCCTGCTGAATATTAGCGGGTAGAGTCTCCAAAACCTTGGCGGGGAGGGTAGTTTCTTTATAGTTATCAAAGAATGTGTGTGTGCTAAGTTGATAATTATGTCTACCTAAGAACATATTAACATCACCGTTCTTCATCTCAATAGATAGAGGATTGAAAAAGTTGTATCGCCAAGGGATGAGTGTTTGGTTAATGTCTGGAATCTCTAGTACGATATCTTCGTCAATCTGAGCTAGAGATCTCATGTACTTCTTGATCTCCGGCGTGATATTTGCATAGCTTCTGTAAACAGGTACATTTCCAGTTTTGTAAAGGTTGTTGAGGAATCTTTCTGACCTTTCCTTGCCATTTACCTTTTTAAACCACTGTCTAATGAACTTCTCTGCGCCTTTGTTCTCGTGAACGATATTGATACCTTGCGAGCCAAAGTCACCCATTAAGTCAATAATGTTGCGAATAATACCAACCTTGTTATACGCATCCATAGACATCTTGATAATACGTTTAGATCTTTTTGGTACTTGTTCTTCGGGTCTGAACGCATAATAATCATTAGATCCAAACTGAGGTTTGACAGAACGGTTAGGCTCGATGCCAATATAGGTTTCTGAGTGACGGGCTTTTGCTACGCCCGTGTAAGCCTCACCAGCTTCTGCGTATTGATCAAAAGCTTGTGCGCGTCCAGCTAAATCTGCGTCATTGTATGTAATTAAACTTCTATGATCTGACATGGTTTTTCCTCAATTGGATTGTAATATAACTGTATACCTATTATACACAGATTAGTATATATCTTTCATTTTATCCGTATACCAAGCTGGTCCAGTGTACAGTCTTCCTGTTCTATCTTTGGCTTTTTCCGCTGTTGCAAAACCTCCGTAGAAATTATAGGTCACAGGGTCTGGCATCCTAGAAATAGTTCTAGCCGCCATATTTGCCATAAGCAAAGCAGAATACCTATCTTTTCTCATTTTGCCTTTCTTGCCTGTTCCGATAATGGTTTCTGGAGTGTCCCACTTGTCACGACCAGCAGTGGTCTGACTAATCTGAATCATAGCAAGCTCATCCTTGAGTTCCTCGATTTCCATCACGCAATTTTCTAAAGTGTCATAATTTCTACCCTTCAGTCCATCCTCAGCAGCTGATATGCCCAGCGTGATAGGATCGAACATTGGAAATAGCAAAATCTTGTCTTCTAGATCTTTTCTCATTCCGTGGTTTGCTTCAGACAGCCATTCATACTTAGCAAACTGGCACAGTTCTAGAATGTGTAATCCACGGTTATCATCCGTGTCTTTAGGCTTGTCTTCGTCGATAACCTCCCAGATTGGATGTTCATCTCTTTCTAGGTGGGCTTCGTCGTGTAAAGCCTCCATAACAGCAACGCCTCCACCTTGCTTATCCAACGCGATATGGACGCAAGGAAAGATCTTCATGAGATCTCTAATTTTTCTAGCACAGTAGGCATAAAAGTCAGACTCTTTTGAGTAGCCCGACTTGATCATGTCTTTATGCTCTTCGCGGTTAGTGGTCCAGCAGTGGACTATCCTTCTGTGATCAGAATTAACTTCTAATACAATAATACTAAAATTATCAACCTCAGAAGCGGGGTCAACACCAAATACATACTTCTTGTTTGGGTCTCCTCTTAGCTGAGCTTGAAAGCAAATATTGTTTCCTTCTTTATCCTTTATGAATTGTTTTTGTTCGTTCTCAACATCTGTGACGACGCAGGACTCGACCAAAGATCTTTTGAAGAAACCTTGCGAGTCTCTAGTAAAACAAGCGCCATACTCCATCTGATAAACGCCTGTGTGCATTGTAGCTTTGGATCGTGCGACTTGAGCAGCATCCATAAATCCTTCTGGTAGTAACTCGTATGGAACCCTAATGATAGAGTAGTCTTTCCAGTTAAACTCGGGCGGTGGATCTTCTCCAAAAATTTCTCGAAGTCTGGATGGCTTACCTTGACTCTTGATAATTTTACGCCAACGCTTCCAGTAATCAGCAAAGTGATTCCAGTCATAGTACGCCGTACCAGAAAGAATAAGTTGGTTATCCAACTTTTTCATGGTGGCGCCCTCAACCTGTTCTTGTTCTAATTTGATACCCAACTCTTCAGCCATCTTAGCAGCAGCTATTCTTTTTACATTCTCAACAGGGTTTGAGCTAACAGCACCAAAACCGACAACAACTGTTTCGAAGATAAGTTTGGGGATAGAACCAAACTCGTCACCAATAATGTCGTTAGCGCGTTGACCACGAATCTTAGTGCCGTCACCCAGTGGTAAACAAGTGATTCTAGAATTATTAATCTTCATCACGCAGCGGTCAACATCTCGTCTTGGACCGCTACTGGAGCTACACATACTTCTTAGAATAGGCGCGTTGTTCCAGATTGTCTCCATATACTCAAACAGAACCTTGGATTGACGGAAAGCAGCACCAACAATCACAACTTTTCTATCTGGTATAAGTAATGCTCTGAGCATAGCATACAAAGAAAGCGAGAAGGATTTTCCAAAACCACGGCTCGCTATAAGCATTGGAAACTTTCGGTTCCACATCTCATATAAAAATAGAGATTGTGAAGGCAGAAGATCAATATTAAAAATATGCTTACATATGAAAGAGAAGTACTCAGGACGAGACATTAGCCACGATAGTTTGTACGGAGCGTCGTTGGCATCCCAGTCGATAATATCAAAGGGGTTGATGAGACCCTGCTTTTCGACTTCATCAAGCCCAAGCCAAGCCTCGTTCATTATTTTTAGGTCGCTCATATTTTAAGACAATCTATGTTTGGGTACTTTCTGGTTTTCAAAACGCCGTCTGCAAAACCGTAATGTACAGCTTCTTCTGCCGTAAGATACCAATCACCGTCCTTGAATTTTCTTTTTAGGTAATTCTTTACTTTTTCATGTGTGATATCTGTATACTTATCTTTGAAGTATTGCCCTTTAATGCAAACGTCAGAGTATATATCCAGCATATCTTCACAAATCTTTTTATCTAGCTTCATGGCGTTGTGTACGTTTAGATACTGACCGGACTCACCCGTTGTTCCATAGTGTACCATAAACCAAGCGCTGGGTGTCATGATCCTTGCGTCAGCAGCTTGTAGAACAACTGTAGACATAGACTCGGCTTGACCGTACACGACAATAGATACATGAGAGCGACATAATTCGATAGCGTCAAATAAGGCCATGCCAGCAGACCAGTCTCCTCCAACTAGATTCATGTGAATCAGAATCGGTTCTTGAGAGATGCTATCTAGAAGCCTAATATTTTTTATGAATTGTGGAACAATCCTAAAATCTAGACCAGTATCGTCTTCGTCTGAAGATATATGGCTATGTAGATAAATTTCCCTCCTAACGACATCTAGACCGAAATGATTAATATCGGTAATAGTGTCTATCTTTATACTCATTTTTTCCTCCCAATAGTATAGAATTCATTTACTCTTTTAAGTATACTATTTACTACTAGCTTAGCATTCTTCCTGTTTCCGCAGAATATGACATGTATCCTATCATACATCTGAAACTCGATGAGCATTTTCAACATGTACTTGTTGGTTATTCTTATCTGACTCCATTTTGATTCTGGTATATCAGAACCTTCTGGAAAATTCATAACATCTTCTAATGAGAATTCTAAAACCAGAAACTTAAAATCAAAATCAGTCATTCTGTCGATTTCTGCTAAAAATCTTTTCTTGTCCTTTCCGAGATTTCCCGCTAGTTCAGATACGCTTGCTTTCCTTTCAATACACAATTTGTCTTCGAATCCTAGTAGTGAGTAGTCTCCAGTATCTAGCTTTCTCTCGATCATTCCATTGCAAGAAAAATACTTGCCATGAAATTTATCGAAAGTGTAGCCGTCCTGTTCTCTGGTGTCTTTGATAACTGTATATGCTGGGGCTTTAGCCATATTTACCTCCACCAACGGTATGGCATTCTATTACATTGTGGGTAATAATAATATCCGTAACCGCCATTGTATTGGATAATAACGTTTCTTTGCGGGGTAACAACGGCTCCGGGCGTGTAACTCCAGATACCTTGACCCCGGTAAACCGTTACAGGTGGGTAGTAAGTAATAGTACCCCAATAATCATGGTAATG